TCATTAGATAAGAAACTTCAATATGATTTTTTTATAAATATAATCAGGAAAAAGAAGAGATTCTCTCCTTGGCTAAAACAAGAAAAAATCAAAGACCTTGAAATAGTTAAATCTTACTATGGTTATAGTAATGAGAAAGCAAAGCAAGCTTTGAGGATTCTGACAAAAACACAAATAGATTTTATAAAATCAAAACTTGAAACTGGAGGAACAAAATGAGTGTTGTAAATGAACCTATTGTGATTTGGTCGCAAGACCAAATGGTTGAAGTGATTTTAAATGAACCTGACGATTTTTTGAAGGTTCGTGAAACACTCACTCGTATTGGGGTTGCATCACGCAAAGAGAAAAAGATTTACCAATCTTGCCATATTCTTCATAAACAAGGTAGATACTATCTTGTTCATTTTAAAGAATTATTTGCTTTAGATGGTAAGCACGCTAATCTAACTGTAAATGACGTACAACGTCGCAATCGTATTATTCAACTTCTTGCTGATTGGGGATTGATTACAATCGTCAAACCAGAAAGTATTACTGATATTGCTCCATTAAATCAGATTAAAGTTCTTGCTTATAAGGATAAGGGAGACTGGATTTTAGAGACTAAGTATAATATTGGTGCTAAAAAGAAACGCACAGAAGAGGAAACCGAATAAAAAGTAGGGAGTTCAACACTCCCTTTTTTATTGTGTTTGGAATATATACTAATGATGTTGCCTTCGGGGACATTATTCACTTACAGACGCTTTAATGAGGTCTATTATGTTTGGAACAAGTTCGCTTACACTCTCAGTACCAGAAACTGCAAAGTATCTGATGGAGATTCAAAGAAATAGTATTGGATTAGATGAGTGGTTTAAGAGGTTTGATACTGTGTATGAATCGCATACCAACTATCCACCATATAATCTAGTTAAAGAAAGTAATGTTGATTTTAGATTAGAAATTGCACTTGCCGGATACAAAAGAGATGATATTAGAGTATCTACAGAATGGAATAAACTCTTTGTGGAATCGGGAAAAGTTCGTAAATCTGAGGATGAATATATTCATCAAGGATTAGCAAAAAGAGCATTTACACGCACCTGGACTCTTTCTGATGATGTGGAAGTTAAAGATGTTTCTTTTGAGGATGGATTACTTACTATTAAACTGAATAGAGTTATTCCAGAGCATCAGAAAAGGAAAGTGTATGAACTTAAATAAATAGTATTGAGCTAACTATCGTTGTCGCAGGGAGGGAACTGGCAAAAACCAGTTGTGCCTCCCCTTTTTTTGTGTTATAATACTAAGAGGTATGGGAATAAAATGACGGTAAAACTCGCATTATTAAAATCTGGTGAAGATGTAATTGCAGATATTAGAGAAGCAATTTCAGAAGAAACAAATAAAATTGTTTCTTATATTTTTTCTGACCCTTATGTTGTTAAACTAACTCAACCACAAGTTTTGATGGAAGATTTAGAGCAACCAGAAACGAGAGCATATAATATCTCAGTCTATCCTTGGATGCCTTTATCTGATGATACTGATATCGCAATCAATCCAGATTGGGTGGTTACAATTGTAGAACCAGCAGCAAAACTAAAACAATCTTATGAGGAGAGAACAAATGGAAGAGGAAATCACAATGTCGATGGATCAAATGATGGAAGATCCATCAACAATTCAAGTTCTGATCTTAATGAATCAGTTGAATTTAATCACTGAAATACAAGAAATATTAGTTGATTTTGGAGAACCAAATTGTAAATTAATAAAACCATATTTGATTTCTGATAATGGATCTCTTTCTCCTTGGCTAGAAGGAATTACAAATGACGAAGAAATTATGATGAGTTCAGATAAGATTTTAACTCTTGTTGAACCAACTGTAACATTACTTGACGAATACACTAAACTTACAAAATGAGATTTTATACCAACGTCTATGAAAAATTTAATAAAATGTTGGTTCGTGGTTATGAAGACGGTAGGTATTTTCAGTCAGAAGAAGAGTTTCAACCAACTCTTTATGTGACTTCAAAAAAACAAAGTAAGTATAAAACTCTTGATGGGTCGAGTGTTGAACCAATTCGACCTGGAAAAATTTCTGATTGTAAGGAGTTTTTAAAGAAATATGAAAATGTAGAAGGATTTACTGTTTATGGTAATGATAATTATAAAGCACAATATATTTCTGAAACTTATCCAGAAGATGAAATTAAGTTTGATATTAAGAAGATTCGTCTTGTAACAATCGATATTGAGGTTGCTTCTGAGAATGGATTTCCAAATGTATTTGATTGTGCTGAAGAACTTCTAGCAATTACTTTGCAAAATTATGCAACAAAGAATATTATTTGTTTTGCTTCTCGTCCTTATATCAATACTCGCAAAGATGTTGTGTATGTTGAATGTAGAGATGAGATTGATTTGATTCAACATTTTCTTGCATTTTGGGAAACAGAAACTCCTGATGTAATTACAGGTTGGAACTGTGAGTTGTATGATATTCCTTATATTGCTGGAAGAATTGATAGAATTCTTGGAGAAAAGGAAGCACGTCGTCTTTCTCCTTGGGGAAATATTCGCAGAAAAGAACTTGTAATTAAAGGAAGAGAACAAATCTCTTATGAAGTTGCTGGAATTTCTGTGATTGATTATCTTGACCTTTATAAGAAATTTACTTATAAAGCACAGGAATCATATCGTCTGGACCATATTGCAAGTGTAGAACTAGGGCAAAAGAAATTAGATCACTCTGAATTTGAGACTTTTAAAGATTTTTATACAAAAGATTGGCAGAAGTTTATTGATTATAATATTCGAGATGTTGAACTTGTAGATCAATTAGAGGATAAGATGAAACTTATCGAACTATGTTTTACAATGGCTTATGATGCTAAGGTTAATTTTAATGATGTGTTTTTTCAGGTAAGAACTTGGGATGCAATCATTTATAACTACTTGAAGAAAAGGAATATTGTTATTCCTCCTAAGGACCGTTCAGAAAAAAGTGATAAATTTGCTGGAGCATATGTTAAAGAACCAATTCCGGGAAAGTATGATTGGGTTGTCTCTTTTGACCTCAATTCTCTTTATCCTCACCTCATTATGCAGTATAACATCTCACCAGAGACACTCTTGGAAGAAAGACATCCCAGCGCAACTGTTGAAGGGATATTAAATCGTCAAGTTGATTTTAGTGATTATAAAGACTATGCGATGTGTCCGAATGGTGCAATGTATCGTAAGGACGTTCGTGGATTTCTTCCAGAATTAATGGAGAAAATGTATAACGACCGTGTAATCTTCAAGAAAAAGATGTTAGTTGCAAAACAACAATATGAAAAGACCAAGACAAAAGAATTGGAAAAAGAAATTGCAAGATGCAATAACATCCAAATGGCAAAAAAGATTTCTCTTAATAGTGCTTATGGTGCTATTGGAAATCAGTATTTCAGGTATTATAAACTAGCAAATGCCGAAGCAATCACAATGTCTGGACAAGTTTCCATTCGTTGGATTGAAGGTAAAATGAACTCATACTTAAATAAAATTCTTAAAACAAATGATGTTGATTATGTTATTGCTTCAGATACTGATTCCATTTATCTTAATATGGGTCCTTTTGTCGATATTGTATACAAAGGAAGAGAAAAAACTACTGAGGAAATTGTTGGGTTCATTGATAAGGTCTGTACGATGGAATTTGAAAAATATATTGAGAGTTCTTACCAAGAACTGGCAGACTATGTGAATGCATATGACCAGAAGATGCAGATGAAACGGGAGAACATTGCTGATCGTGGAATCTGGACTGCTAAGAAACGTTATATTTTGAATGTTTGGGATAGTGAAGGTGTTCGATATGATGAACCAAAAATAAAAATTATGGGATTGGAAGCAGTTAAATCTTCTACTCCAGCACCTTGTCGTCAAATGATTAAGGATGCTCTTAAAATTGTGATGACTAAAACTGAAGATGAAATGATTTCTTTTATAGATAATTTCCGTAAAGAATTCAATCAACTTCCCCCAGAAGAAATTTCATTTCCACGTTCAATTAATGACGTAGATAAACATAAATCTACATCAACTCTTTATAGTAAAGGAACTCCAATTCACGCAAGAGGGGCACTTCTCTATAATCATCTAATTAAAGAAAAAAAGTTAGATAAGAAGTATGCAAAAATCCAAAATGGTGAAAAGATTAAATTTTGTT